TATCTAATACATCACCATCTACTGATTGTAAATCTTGCCCAGCTTCATCAGTCAACTTAAATTCTAAATCGCCATACTGCAAATTATTACTTTGTCTAAATTGCTCTGCAATTATCTGTTCGCTTTCTTCAAATTTAAAGTTTATTTCACGGTATATTTTACCACGATTTACTGTTTTCTTTTTTAAGTCTACAAATTGAGTAACATCATATATTTGACCGGAACTATACCAAGACTGTAAATCTTCTATATTTATATCCTCACCATCTGCAACTGCTGTAAGATTAAAAGTTTTAAATAATGATGTCAGTAATTCATAAACCTTAATCTCTGGCAGTAATTCATTTATATTAATAACTAAATCAATAACTTGGTCTGTGTATGAATTTGGAGGATAAACGTTACCTTGTATAATACTAAAACCATCTAAAGCCTTATATTCAAATCTAGTATCTGCATCAAACTCAAAATCCTCTTGCGTAACTACTTCTGCTTTTACACTCCACTCTTCATTAAAATCTAATGTTATTTGTGCTTGGTCATCACCAGTTGTAATGGCAGATGATACTGCCAATTGATTATTGTAATACAAGTTAATTTTGTATTCTACATTTTCAAAACCTGCTTTTGGTCTTATAACTGTAATATATCTATATTGATAACCTATGCCAACGGGTGGTTCAAATGTTCCACTTAACTCTTCAAATACTTTTAAACCTGTAGATAATGATTCTACTTCTTTATTAAGATTTATGTATATGCTTTTAAATATCCATGAATCAAAAAAAGCACTATTAAAATTAAACCCATATTGCTCTTCAATAGCTTTTACAATTAGATATAATTTTATAGCTGGTTTTAAATTTCTGCTATCTATTCCATCGTTTCTGCTAACATCATAAGCTATATTGACTAACTGGTCTGTAGAAGTATTATCTGATGGATTACTATTATATAAATACTGCCTTTTATAACTTATTAATGGAAATATAACTGCCTCGGTGTATGTTTCACTATCAACTGTAAAATCTAAGCCATTTGTTAATCCATCCTTTACGATATCACCACTATAATCGTTGTTAAAATTACTAAGCCAAAGTAAATCTTTTAACTCATCGTCATCTATTAAATCTTTTATATTTACAATGTTACCAAAGAATGTAATTTTATAGCTTGTAGGCTCGTTATTTTCAACCTCTGCACCATCTAAACGTATCTTACCAAGTTTAAAATCTAAAGTGTTAACGGATATACTGCCCTTTATTCTTAACCTAGCATCAAAACCGTTATCTATATCAGCATTATAAAAATACTTAAATATCTCGTTGTTTCTTGCTGATGCAGGTACGCTAAATGTCTGCGAGTAATCACCAAATACTTTCGAAATATCATTAACATCTTGAACTGATTGCGTTACATTAATGCTTTCATCATCAAATAAATCTAACTTTTGCCCTTGTATGTAAACTTCTACAGTCATTAAATGTTATTAATTGTATTAAATGCGTAATCGAAATCTATATTGTATTCTACTTTTTGGTCATTCAATCGTGTCTTATATTGTAACGTGCTTGTTGTAACTCTTACAGGTGTTAGTCGTTTGTTAATGTCATCCCATAAGTAAACCGTATCACTCAATATTAACTCTTTTAAGAGCGTATTTTGATTTTCACGTATAAAACCACTACTTAATGTAAAAGAATCGTTTCCTATTACGTTAATGTCTTTAATCTGATGTTTAGTGATGTCATAAGACCCATCTGAAACGTAGTTATTTATAAACTCTGATTTTTTAATATTAGTTTTATCTACGACCTTTCCGAACATACCTACCACATCAAAGAACCCAAACTTATTTTTAAAAACTACTGTTTTAGGAGTTTGCTCACATTCTTCTATAATATTATAAGTTACTCTGTGTAAACCCCCTCCATTTATAACCAAGTCAAAATCGATTAATGTGTCATCAGTTAAATTGTTTACATCAATCATCATATACTGCACATAATTAGAACTATCATTTGAAGTGGTTAAATTTACTAATAATCCTATCTCGGTATTTGGTAAACTTAATGCTCTAATTTGTGAATAATAACCATCATTTAAAAAAGGGAATATGATTAATCCGTTTTTCCCGATTCTACGATTATCTACAGATGTTAAATATCTCGTTGTTTTGCCTGATATTAAAGCAGGGTTAATGCCTTGCTCAAAATATCCGTAACCATTAGCAGCACCAAATGTACCAGTTACAGTAGTTACTTCTTCTACAGGGTCAACATAACTAGCAACATAATCAACCCACTTAAACTCGTTGTTATTAGGACTTACTAAATTAACATCAGATGTTAGTGTTAACTCTAGCTGACTATCTAAACGAGATTTCACTAATTCTGATATATTAGTATTAAACTCTGAATAATCAACTGTAGGTCTTATTTTAGTTAGAGAAACCGTTGGGTCGGTTGGTGGTGTATTTATATCACCATTCCATATCTTCACATCAATTGTCGCACTTGTTGTGGTGTCAAAATAAAAAGGCGTTGTCACATAATGTGGTGAGCGTGTTAATATACTTTGTAATGTAATTAATTCTATAGGTGCAACGTAGTTTTCAAATGTAACTATATAATCAGTCCCATTAACTAAACTTGAACTGCCATCACTTGCTTTAAAACCAACAAAATCTTGACCTAATGTTTCAGAATCAATTTGTATTATATTTGAATCAGTTGCTGTAACATATCCAGATGGATTATCTAAATCAAATGCAGCTTTAAAATTAGTTGCAGTTGTTTCCCCTGCTGTTCCTGTTGGCGTTCCTACAGTTACCTCAAAAGGATTACTGCGAGTTGCTACCCAGTCCCAACCTTGAAGTGTAAACGTACCACCCTGCAATGTTCTAATTGAACACGAATAATCTAGTTCAAAATCAATTAAAAATTCTATTGTTATTCTACTATATTCTGCCATTATTCTTTTATTACAAATTCTATAAAGTCATCTACATCTAATGCATAGGCTTCTACTAATTCCTCTGGTAGTGTTGCAAACAGTTTTTCAAATGGTTTACTGAAAAACTCTGTCGGCTTTATACCTCTTTGATATATTATATTTTGAACTGCAAACGCTCTACTGTTTAAATCTCTACTTCTAAATTTACCTGTCTTTTGTTTTAACCAAGTTTTTAAAAATTTTACTGGTGGCTTTTTATTAGTGTACTTATAACCTTTTAAACTCTTCCCTTCTTTAACACCCTTTACACCGTAGTTTAAAAACTCACCGTAGGCCTTTTTTGAATCTCTCGCCTTTGGTAATATAAAATCAGCCTCAAAACTATTCTTGCTTTCCTTTATAGAATAGTCCATTTTATTGATTAAATCACCAGATGCTTTGTGATTACCTTTTTTTAGATTGGCTCTTGATTCTTTTATAAGTTCTTTAAAAAACCTTTCTAGTTCTTTCTCTAAATTTACTGCTTCTAACATACTGCTGTGAAATCATCTGGAACATCAATAGTCCAAGTTTCTTGCCACCCATCTAAACCGTTGCCCATTGCATAAGTAATACGCTCTGCACCTGTAGCATCAGCTAGTGTAATATCGTTTCTTAAATAGTCCTTTATAGTTTTATCTCTTGCCAATTTTAATATGCTGAAACAATCATTCCATGAATCGTGCCTTGTATCATTGTGCCAAAACCTATCTTTTAAATCTTTCTTATTTACATCACGAATATCCAATACGTTTATGGTTACTAAAAACCGACTAAGTGCTGTTGTGTTTTGCTCGATAAATGGTGATGTTGTAATATCAATGTGGACCAGAATAAATAAGTCTTTTTTCCATTCCTCAAAATCTCCAGTAACAACATTATTAACCCTGCTATCTGCTTGAAATAGGTTGTATAAATATTGCAGTACTTCGTAATATGTATTCATCGTTTTTTAATTAATTGACTTTCTAATTTATTTTTATCTGCTTCAAAACTTAAAAATAATAATGCCTTATGCAGCCTTAAATTCTCAGCATCCTCAAATCTGAAAATGCTTCCTCCAGCGAGTTGGTAAATGTTTTGATACCAACCCCATTTTCTACCAAACTCTGCAACCTCTGGTCTTGATGTACCTCCTCCTTTATAAAGTTCGGGATACAATTCAGTAAGTCGTAGAACAAATTGTGTAAAAAAAAATAAGCACCAAACACTACATCCATTGTAAAATCTAAACTTTCACCAGCTTTATATTCATCAATCAAATAAGTATTATTTACCTTTGTTGTTATTGGTCTATACAACACGCCCATTAATTTATCTATTTGCTGCCAGTCTTTTAAATAACCATCTGCATCTGCTTGTTCTTTTACTGTTATGTCATCTATATTAGGTATAAAACCGTACAATAAGCCATTGTGACGAACTTTATTTATTAATTGTAGATCATCAGTCTCAAAGTCGAAAACCTTGTTTAAATCGCTTACAATTGAATCGTAGGACTGCTTACTAATATTTTCAACTATTTTCTCTGGCAGTTCACAAAATATAGTAACCATTTTAAAAGCTATTTTAGACTGGTCTTCTTCGCCTTCTGTTTCTTTTAAAAACATCTGATATTGTGATAATCTGATATCACTTAAAGATTCAGGTACTTTTATTTTTAAATGCTTCATATATTATATAACGTTAATTTTTAACTTTTTGTTTAACGAATATCGTATTTATTTTTTTGTGGATTAGCTAAATGAAAAAATACATTGTACCTAATACTATCAATTGCGTGATTAAAATCATCCTTAAATAGTTTAGAGCCTTTGTCTGCATAAACATAGTTGTTTAACTCTTTGGCAATGTTTATACTATTATGCTCAACTATTAATTCAAAGTCTTGCATAAGTGCAACACCTGCTGAAATACTACCAGCACCCTTTTCTGTTGCTATTATATTACACCCTTTGCTTTTTAGTTCAGATATTAATCTAGGCTCTGCACTATCAGCAACAATTAATTTTTTATTGGAATATTCTAAATTGAGTAAGGCTATATCAGTTGTGGTAAGTTTTGTTTTATAAAAACATTCTTTGATATATATTTTTCTTTTTGTCTTATCAATTGCAACCTCTACTAATGTTGTGGGGTCAATACTAAAACCAAAATCTTGACCGAAAGATGTTTGAAGATTATCAGGGTTAAATTTACCATAAGACCAATTTGTAAAAACAACACCTTCTGCTTTATCTAACCACCCACCTAAAACTACATGGTTGTATTTTTTAGGGTTTGTTTTTTTTATTCGCTTGATTTCATTTATAAAAGAAGTGTCTAAATTTTCGATATTATTCTCGTACGTTGTGTGAATGTATGTGACATTATCCTTTACACCCGTGAAACCTTCTTTAACACCAGCTTGCTCAAAAAAGCGTTTATAAATCCAATGTTCTTTTGTCGATGGGTTTAATATTAATATAACCCTATTTTGTACGCCTTTTTTTCTTATCGATAAATTTATCTTATCAAAGGTGGTTTCATCTGTCAACTCTTCTGCTTCATCTAATACCCACGTAGAAACACCTTGTAATGATTTTAAGGCTGCTGTTTGGTCGCCACTTGAAGTTTTAAGACCTTTAAATATTATTTCGCTTCCAGAATCTGTATTGGTTATTTCGCTTCTGTTAACACTAAAAAATTCTTTTACATCTAGTAGTTCTATTTTTTCCTCAAATTCTGGAATGATAGACAAATGTGCTGATGTCATTGTTTGTCTAGTGAATAGTATTTTATGATTTTCTTCAAACGATAAAAGGCTGACAAACCTGCCAACCTCAAATGATTTACCAGAACCACGCCCACCTGTTAATATAAAGAAGCGTGTATCATTGGCTAATAAATCCCATACAGTTTTATGAATCTCTACGTTTACCATACAAGTCTTTTATGCTAAAGCCTTCTGATATTCTATGTGTGTTATGATTATCAATAGTTTGTTTAGGTTTACCATAAAAATATTCCATTGTCAACTTAACTGCCCATTGCTCTTCATCATTTAAAGCGTTCTCTAGAGCTTTGAATGCTTTAGGCATAAGTGGTGTTAACTTTTCAATTAACTTATGCTCATCAGCTTTAGAGGGTCTACCACCTTTGTTTCCTTTAGTACCTTTGTTGTTTTTTCTTCCATCTGCCATAATCAGTATATTTTAGTTAACTAATTCTAATATTTATCATAGACTGCATTAATATCATTTATGTAAGGTTGTACGCAACACGTTAATGGTTTAAACTTTCTAGCAAAGAGTTGAGTATAGATTGGTATTATAATTTGAACCTGTTGCTGGTAGGTTATCTTACCATGGTCTTGCTCCATAAAGTTAGTCCAAGTTTCATAGGTTTCCTTACTAAAGCATCCAGTTATTTTAAAACG